CTGTTTTAAATTCCCCCAAAAACGACTCAAAGACACACGATAATGACTGAGAAGGTCATAGAAGGTCACCAACCGACCCAAAAGGGCTTAAACGGGCTTCAAACGGTTTTGGGTAGGGACACAGATCGTGAAAACGCCCTAATTGGCGTCCAAACACCTCGAATTCACACCCCATTGAACGATTTACCCTCACGCGGGCATGAATTGGTCGATTTAGCGTCCAGTCTGAAGATCGATTTGCTGGAATGGCAGAAATTCGCACTTATCCACAGCCACAAAGTAAAGCCCGACGGTCGCTGGGCAACGCCTGTCAACTGCATTGTTGTGGCGCGTCAAAATGGAAAGTCATTTTTGCAGCTGATCAGAATTCTAGGCGGGCTTTTCCTGTGGGACGAAAACTTACAGATTGGGTCGGCGCACCGCTTGTCAACATCACTTGAACAGTTTCGAGCAATGGTTCAAATGATTGAAAGCAATGATTCACTGGCAAAACAAGTTAAGAAAATCCGCTGGCAACATGGCGGCGAAGAAATTGAGACATTGACAGGCAATCGCTTTATTGTGCGTGCAGGCGGGTCAGCTGCTCGCGGTGTTTCCCGACCTTCGACGATTCACCTGGACGAATTACGCGAAATGACAGACATTGAGAGTTTTGCTTCATTGCGCTACACCCTCATGGCTGCGGCAAACCCAATGGTCATGGCGTACACAAATGCTGGCGATTTTTCGTCAATAGTGCTTAATCAATTCCGCGATCGCGCGCTCGCAAGCATTTCAGGCGTTGAAGATGACATTGGCTATTTTGAATGGTCAGCACCGACCGACGAAATCAGTGTGGAAAACGCACGGCACTCAAATCCTTCAATGGGAACGCTAATTCATGCCGACAACATCAAATCAGTTTTGAATGACCCTGCTGACGTGGTTATGACTGAAGTTTTGTGCCGCTGGGTCGTTGCGATCAATAGTGCGGTCGATTCTGCTTCATGGGGTAATTGCCTGGATAAAACGGTAGACCTCGACCCTGACAAATTGACTTGGTTGGCGATCGACCTGTCACCTGATCGACGACACGCGAGTTTATGCGGCGCGCAGAAATTAGGCGACGAAAAGTTCGTGGTCAAATTGCTGCACACTTGGGCAAACGAATTGCAGTTGGACGATAAGGCAATCGCAAACGAATTGGCAGATTACGCCCGCAAATATCCGACGGAATATGTCTTGTACAGTCGAAAGACAAGTGGCGCGGTTGCGGCGCGATTAGCACCCGCAGGAATTCCCGTTTTCGACATGGACAACGCATATCCGCAAGCGTGCGACGAAATGCTTTCAGCAATCAACAGCGGTCGTTTAAAGCACAAAGGTCAAAGCCAATTATCTGAAGAAGTCTTGGCAGCCGTGCAATTGCGTCGAGGCGATGGCGGCTGGGTTATTGGGCGAAGGGCTTCACAGTCGGTCGTGTGCGGGGCGGTGGCAGTTGCACTCGCGACACATTTTGCGACACGCCCAGACAATGATCTTGACATCATGGTTGGTTGATCGTATAAGCCTGCCACAATTCGGGCATGGCATTTTCTGATCTATTTACCCGTAAGGCTGATACTGCCGTCACGGTTGAAGCCGCACAGGTGGACGCAGCTGCTATTGCGCCTTATTACAGCGAAGTAGGAAATCTATTTCTATTCGGTGGGATAGTAACTGCGTCCCGTGCGGAAGCAATGAGCGTTCCAACATGCGCGCGCGCACTTGGCATTATTCAGACAATTGGTTCGCTTCCAATGCACACACGCAACGAAGCAACAGGCGAAAAGGTTTCACAGCCTCGCGTAATCAATCAGCCTGACCCACGCATACCAGGTACAACATTTTGGGCGTGGATTATCTCTGATTTATTTTTCTTTCCAGCAGCGTACGCATACGTTATGGAGCGGTACGCAGATACAGGAAAAATCCGCGCTATGGAGCGCATTGCACCTGAGCGCGTAACAATTACAACAAACGGAATGGGTTACGAAATTGCTTCATACGCAATTGACGGCGCATACGTTGACCCAGCAAATTTAGTTGTTTTCAACGGCACGCAAGAAGGTTTGTTATCTCGCGCAGGTCGCACGATTAAAGCAGCTGCGTCGCTTGAACGTGCAGCAATGAATTTTGCAAATGAACCAATTCCACAGATGGTTTTGAAATCAAACGGCACATCATTGCCAGCAGATCGCGTTTCAAAGTTGCTAACTGCTTGGAAGACTGCACGCGCTTCACGCAGCACCGCATTTTTAAACGCTGACGTTACCTTGGAGACAATCGGGTACGACCCACGCAATCTTCAACTAAATGAAGCAAGAAATTACGTTTCACTTGAATTAGCACGCGCGTGCGGACTACCTGCATATTTCACAGATTCACAGCAATCAAGTTTTACTTATTCAAACGCTTTAGACAAGAGACGCGACCTCGTTGATTTCGCTTTTAGAAATTACATGTCGATCATTGAACAGCGTTTATCTTTCCCGGACTTTACGCCAGCGGGCAACAAAGTCATGTTCGATCTAGACGATTTCTTGCGTGGCAATCCTTACGAGCGCGCGCAGGTTTATGAAATCTTAAATCGTATCGGCGCAATGTCGATCGATGAAATACGCGAGGAAGAAGACATGCTGCTATGAAAAAAGTCATCACACCAATGAAAATCACTGCGGCTGATTCAAACAGTCGCACAATCACAGGTCGCATTGTGACATTTGAAGAAACAGGCAACGCTTCAATTGGCAAGGTTCAATTCGCCGCAGGTTCAATCGAACCAACCGCCGTTTTGTTAAATCTTGAACATGATCGCACCCGTAGAATTGGAAAGACACTAGACACAACACTTTCAGCTGACGGCAGCGGAATTGACGCAACATTTAAAATTGCTGAGACAACTGCTGGCAATGACGCACTTGTTGAAGCGCAGGAAGGCTTGCGCGATGGTTTTAGTGTTGAAGTTTCATTTGATGAATACGAAACACTCAAAGATGGCACAGTCAGAATTCTTACAGGTGAATTGACTGCCGTTGCATTGACCAGCGAACCCGCTATTCGATCAGCGCGCGTTGAGTCAGTAGCAGCAACAGAGGAAGACGAAGTTTCAGATTCAACAATTGAACCTGAAGTAATACCAACAAACGAAGGAGACGAAGTGGACAACACCGTCACACAAGCGGAAGCCGTTGAGACGGTAGAAGCCGCACAGTCAGTCACAGCAAAGTCAAACAGCGTTGGCGGTTGGAAATCAACACCTCGCATTGAAATCACTGCTGCAAAGTACCTAGAAAATAAGGTTCTTGCTGCAACAGGTGATGAGACAGCACGTCAGTACGTTCTAGCAGCAGACAACACAACAGACAACGCTGGTCTTGTACCAACACGTCAGTTGACTGAAGTTATCAACGGGCTATCAACAACAATTCGCCCAAGCATTGACGCGATTTCTCGCGGTGCATTGCCTGACGCTGGAATGACATTTGAAATTCCAAAAATTACTGCTGCGCCAACAGTTGCAATTGCAGCTGAGGACGCAATTTTTTCTAACACAGATCAGAATTCAGCGTTCCTTTCAGTGGACGTTAAGAAATTCGCTGGGCAACAAAAATTTAGTGTTGAGTTGCTGACTAGAACTTCGCCCCTCTTTTATGACGAGTTACTTCGTAATATGGTCGCGGCCATGGCTAAGGCACAAAACTCATATGTCAACGCACAGTTAATCGCTGGCGCAACAGTTGACGCAACAACAGTTGCAACATACCCAACCGCTGCTGAACTGCTTGGAATTATTGGTCGCGGTGCAGCAAGCGTTTATGGCGCAACTGCTGGACTTGCAAATCCATTTGCACGCAACATGATTGCGTCAACTGGTCAATGGTCAAATCTAATGACTTTAAATGACGCTGGACGTCCAATTTATTCACAGGTTTCAAATCCTATGAACCAACCTGGTGTTTCAGTGCCAACAAGTTTGACTGGAAACGTTGCGGGCTTGAACCTGTACGTTGACCCAACAAACGCAGGCGACGGGGACGGTACATTGCTAATCGTTAACCCTGACGCATACACATGGTACGAAGGAACTTCATACCAACTACGCGCTGAGTCAACTGCTGACGGTTCAATCACCGTGGGCGTGTATTCATTTGGTGCAGTGGCAACAAAGATCGCAGCGGGTGCGTTCCAAAACAACAAGGCTTAATCGCCATAACTAATCATGCGGCGGGTTCTCCCGATCTCGCCGCAGTCGATCGAAAGGAACGGACATGCCAGCCATTGTTACAGCGAGTCAATTGCGTACGGTGCTTGGCGTGTCCGTTTCCTTATATTCTGACGCGTACCTTGACGAGATAATCAATACGGCTGAAGCGGTTATCTTGCCAATGCTGGTTTCAAATTCTTCAGCAATCAACGCTTACAAACTAGATTCAAACGTGGCTTACTTTTACGTTCAACGTCCACATCATTTTGTGGCAGGTCAATCAATCATTGTGACTGGATTACCAGCACCCTTCACCGCAACGCACACAGTTGTAAAGGTCGAGGAATATTATTTCACCGCTGCATTGACTTCAACAAATGTCACATTGCGCGAGATCATTCCAACAGGTACAGCAACACTTTCAGGCTATTCCGCAGCTGATTTATACGCAACAAGCGCGCCAATTGAATCGGCAGTGCTTGCAGTTAGCGTCGAAGTCTTTCAATCACGCGTTGCAGCAGGTGGACAGATCGAAGGCGTAGATTTTGCTTCAACGCCTTACCGAATGGGTCGCAGCCTGACCAACCGCGTATCAACTTTACTTATGCCATTTTTAGACGTTGAAACGGTTGTGCAGTAATGCCAGCCAATGCCGTCTCCGATACCCGCGCAGCCTTAGCCACCGCGTTTTCATCACTAGCGGCAACCTGCTATTCAAGCGTGCCTGAATCACCAATTCCACCAGCAATCGTCATTGTGCCTGATACGCCTTACATGGAAGTTGTACTTATTGGCAAGGCTTCAACAAAGGTCAAGATTAATTTTGCAATCACCGCCATTGTTGCTTCAAACAGCAATGCAGGTTCCCTGGACAATCTAGAAAAACTCATCATAGGAATTCTTGCGGCAATGCCCGCAGGATACGTCGTAGGCGTTGTTGAAAAGCCGACGGTGTTGGAAGTAGGACAAAGTCCAATGCTGGTCGCTGACATAAACGTTTCGACTTATTACACCCAAACAAACTAAGGAGATAACGTGCCAACAACGATCATCACGGGTCGCGATTTAGTGTTGACGATCGCGACCGTTAACTACGACGCGCAAGCGACCAGCGCAGTTCTTGCGAACTCACCAACAGTTGAAACTTACCAAACACTAGACGGCAAGGCTTACAAGCACATTGACGATCAGTGGGCTTTTGACGTTTCAATGCTTGCAGACTGGGGCGCAGCGTCATCATTGTGTGAAGCCCTATGGACTGCATGCGAAACAGCACCAAACACAACATTGGCTTGTTCACTAACTGCCGCAACAGGCGCAGTATTTGCGTTCAACGTCATGCCAGTATTCCCAGCCGTCGGCGGTGCAGCACCAGACGCACAGACAGTTGATCTATCATTTGTCGTGGTGGGAACACCTTCAGAGACCTTCTAGTCACTAACAATCGGGAGACAAAATGAAACTACCAATAACAATTGAATATAACGACGGTACGCAGGCAACCTTCACCGCTGCGCCACCTGAATGGGTTCGCTGGGAGAAATCCACAGGGAACACGATCAGCCAGGCGCAAGACAAAATCGGAATTTCCGATCTTGTTTTTCTTGCTTATCACGCCATGAAACGAGAAGCAGCTGGTAAGCCAGTCAAGCCAATCGAAGCATGGACGGAGACAATCTCCGAAGTGATCGTCGGTGAAGCAAACCCAAAAGTCACCCAGTCGGAAGCCTAAGTCGAATCGTTTGGGAGGTAGCCCTGGCAGCAGGGCTATCACCAAATGACTTTGAAAGTGCCGAAGACATTTTGACAGTCATTGAAATTTTAGGAAGGCGGGCAAATGGCTAAGGAATCAATTTCCTATGACAAAGCAGAATTGCGCGCAATCCTCAAATCTTTTAAGGCAATGGACGAAGAAGCAACCGCACAGGCAAAAATACAAACCTCAAAACTTGCTGAATACGTTAAGGGAAAAATTGTAGACGCTGCTGGTCGTACAAGACACCTGCTGGACGATCGCGTTGCAGGGGGTGCAAAAGTTTCTAAGTCTTCCAAAATTGGAGAGATCAGTTTTGGGTTTGCGGGTCAAAAGTTAAGCGGCGGGGGTACGACCCAACAATTATGGGGTGGCGCGGAATTTGGTTCAAACACAAAAAAGCAGTTCCCAGTCTGGTCGGGTCGCGAAGGTCGCGGTTCACGCGGTTGGTTTATCTATCCAACACTTCGAAGCGTCCAGCCTGAGATTGTTAAAAAATGGGAAGAATCGTTTTCAAAAATAGTTAAGGAATACAACTGATGGCTGCTGGCAGTCGTACCCTCAAACTTTCAATTCTTGGTGACGTCGATGGTCTTAACAAATCGCTGACTTCAGCTACAAAAGACGTTGATACATTCGGCGACAAAATCGGCAAGACAAGCAAAGCGATTGGTGCTGCATTTGCCGCAGCCGCCGTTGCTGCTGGTGCTTTTGCAATCAAGATAGGCGTAGACGGCGTTAAGGCTGCATTGGAAGATGAAAAAGCCCAACGAATTCTTGCACTCACTTTAGAAAATACGACCGGGGCAACAAAAAGACAAGTTGCAGCAATTGAAACTTACATTACAAAAACTGCCCTAGCCACGGGTGTCACTGACGATCAATTGCGCCCTGCATTTGCGCGTTTGGTTAGATCAACAAAAGATACCGAAGAAGCACAAAAGTTGTTGAGTTTGGCACTTGACATTAGCGCGGCAACGGGCAAGCCATTGGAAGCAATTGCCAATTCATTAAGTAAGGGATACGACGGCAACACAAACGCATTAGGTAAATTAGGTTTAGGCATTGACCAATCAATTTTAAAAACAAAAGACTTCAACAAAGTTTATGACAATTTGCGAACTTCTTTTGATGGATTTTCAAAACAAGAAGCCAATACGTTTCAAGGTCGTCTTGATCGTATAGGTGTCGCATTTGATGAAGTCAAAGAAACAATTGGTTTTGCTTTTTTGCCAGTACTTGAAACACTAATTACTTTTATCAACAAATCAGCGTTGCCAGTAATTGAAACATTTTCCGCAGGATTTGATTTTATTAAGGCTGATGCTTTTAGCGCGTCATTGACTAAAATTGCTACAACATTAAAAAACACAGTACTTCCTATTTTTAACGGTGCAAAAGATATTTTCAACAATGTCAAAGACGCAATCATTGGGAGCAGAGATCAGTTTGAATCCTTCTTTGACGTCGTTGCATATTTTGCGCCAAAATTAGGTAAAGTGCTTGGCACTTATTTAAGTGCAGTTGGTGAAATTGCAGGGGTTGTTATTACTATTTTTGCCAAGGTTTTAGGCGCAATTAAACCATTGATCAATTTTGCCATTGACGGCATTAACTTAGTTATTCGTGGGCTTAACTTAATTAAGCCAGGTGCAGACATTGGCAGCATTGCAAAAATTGGCGACATGCCGTCGGTTGCAGGCTTTAGCGGCACAACGCCAGGCGGTCAAAGTTTTAACACAGGCACCGCTTCAACTGGTTCATCATCTTCAAGTGGTATGAAAATTCCAACTATCCCGAGCGTTGGCGGTGGCGGTTTAACTGGTGTTACCCCTGGTGCTAGCGGTGGCATATCAAGCGCAGCTAAAGCAGCAGCGGACGCTGATAATGGTTTAAATCTTGCAAGTTATCCTCGCGCTGGAAATTATGCTGCAAGCGGTTTTCCAACTGGAGAAGTAGCAAGCACAACAATTAACGTGACAGTTAACGGCGCAATCGACAAAGAAGGCACAGCACGAACAATCATTAACACATTGAATGATTCATTCTATCGCGGCACAGGTGGCGCAGATAACTTTCAAGTAGCATGACGCAATGGAATCCTGTTTGGCTAGTTGAAATCGACGGCGTTGAGTACACCAACGCCATTTTGGCAAATCTAACTATTCAAAGCGGTCGAACAAACATTTATGAGCAAGCGCAAGCGGGCTACACAAACATTGAGTTGATCGATCTAAATCAAGCAACAATCCCAATTGCAATCAATTCAACAATTGGCGTTTCAATCAAAGACACTTCAGGCACATTTGTCCCGATTTTTGGCGGTAACGTCGTGGACATTGGTTTGACAGTCCGTGACGTGGGTTCGACCATGTTTACGCAGACCTATTCGATCACGGCATTGGGCGCATTGGCACGCCTGCCGAAAGCATTGACCAACGGCGTACTTTCAAAGGATTTTGACGGAAATCAAATCTACGAAATTCTTTCAGACTTATTGCTTAACACCTGGGCTGAAGTGCCAGGGGCGTTGACTTGGGCAACCTATGAACCAACGGAGACATGGGCAAACGCACAAAACGTCGGTTTAGGCGAAATCGATCAGCCAGGCGATTATGAACTGGCAGCCCGCACAAGCAACCGAACCGACGTCTACAGCCTAATTTCAGCCCTAGCGACGTCAGGGCTTGGCTACATTTATGAAGACGCCCAGGGACGCATTTCCTACGCTGACGCAACCCACCGAAGCCAATACCTTCAGTCAAACGGTTACGTCGACATAACAGCCAACCAAGCCCGTGCAGCGGGGTTGCGTACCGATATTCGCGCGGGCGACGTGCGAAACAATTTGACTATTAAATACGGGGCGTCCAGCAGCAGCGATCAATCTGCCAGTGACACGGACTCAATCAATACTTATGGCACATTGTCTCAAATCATTTCGACAACCCTGCACAATTCAGCTGACGCGACTGCCCAAGCAAACTTTTACTTGGCACTTCGAAAAGACCCACAGCCAATTTTTAGTGAAATTACCTACGACCTGACAAACCCTGAAGTGGATAATTCTGACCGCGATAACCTGATCGGTGTCTTCATGGGCATGCCAGTTTCGATCGCTGACCTGCCTAGCAACATGGGGTCAATCTTTCAGGGCTTTGTTGAGGGCTGGTCTTTCCGTGCGGGATACAACACCCTTTCAGTTTCGCTTAATCTTTCGCCCGTTGCTTATTCATTACAGGCATTGCAGTGGGACGAAATTTCTAACACATTTACTTGGTCGGGCGTGTCGCCATCGCTTGACTGGGCGCGTGCGACAATTATCACTTAACGAAGGAGACTCCAATTACAAACCCGACAACTCCCTTTTCGTGGCAAATGCCACAATCGACCGATTTGGTCACGGACTTACCAGCAGACTTTGAAGTTTTTGGTCAAGCCGTTGCAACTTCAATGGCTGATTTGCTAGGTGGCACAACTGGTCAAGTCTTATCAAAGGCATCAAATACCGATATGGATTTCACATGGGTTGCACAAGACGATAGCAACGCAATTCAAAACGCAATTGTTGACGCAAAGGGCGATCTAATTGGGGCAACAGCGGCAGACACACCAGCACGCCTTGCGGTCGGCACAAATGGTCAAGTGTTAACAGCTGACTCAACAGCTGCAACAGGTCTTGCATGGGCAAGTCCAGTGAGTTCCACAGTGAATTTATTACTCAATTCAAACTTTGCACTAAATCAAAGAGCGTATGTTTCTGCTGCTAACTTGGCTTCTGGTAATTATGGTTTTGATCGTTGGAAGTCTAATTTTACAAATACTACTTTAACTTTTACAGCATCAACTCAGGGTCAGTCTCTTACTATTAACTCTGGTGGTGGGTTACAGCAAGTAATTGAACAAGGTTTAGTGGCTGCTGGCACTTACACACTTTCATGGACTGGCACAGCAACAGCCCGAGTTTATAACTCAGGAGCAACACCACCATCTTATGCAGCGTCACCAGTTACTTTTACAGCAGATGGGTTGGCAAATGTCGTTGTTGAATTTACGGCTGTCAGCACAACAAAAACTCTTTCAAAGGTTCAATTTAACGCTGGAACAAACAGTACGTGGAGTTTGGCTACGCCAACATTGCAAACAGAATTAGCGGCTTGCGAAAGATATTATCAAATCACATCAGGTTTCATGGCAACTGGAGAAAGCGCCACAGGTGTTTCAGGCGCTATAAATTTTAGAGTTCAAATGCGAACTGCTCCTTCTCTCGCTGCTTCAGCCGTGATTGGTATTAGTGATACATCAACAGCTGATTTTACGCAGAGTGCTGCTAGTGCCACCATTGTGACATCAAGAGCAAGCACAACTGGATTGCAATTTTCTTGTACAAATTTCACAGGCTTAACAACTAACAGACCTTATGTGTCAATTCAAACTGGCAAACTAATAACAAGTGCGGAGTTGTAAAATGAAAGAATTTATTTTAATCAAAGATGACAAAGGTAATGACGCACTTTTCATGATAGACGGCGATGGTTATAAGTGGTCTGTTCCAATGATTGTTGGCAATGCCGACTATGACGATTATTTAGCAAGCCTGCAACCATGACATATCCTGACGGTACAAGCGCACGGCTGATCGAAGTTGCCGCAGCTGAAATCGGCACAGTCGAACAAGGCGACAACCTGACAAAGTACGGCAAATTTACAAAGGCTGACGGACTGCCCTGGTGCGGTTCATTTGTCAATTGGTGCGCTGCACAGGCAGGCGTCAAGATTCATTCAGTTGTTGGTACTGCAATTGGCGCACACAAATTCAAGGAAACAAACCGCTGGTCAAACATGCCGCAATTGGGTTACTTGGCTTTCATGGATTTTCCACATGACGGCGTTGACCGCATTTCACACATTGGAATTGTTGTTGGTTTGATTGACGACAAGACGTGCGTGCTAATTGAGGGCAATACCAGCGGGACAGGCGACCAGCGCAATGGCGGCATGGTCATGGTTAAGGTTCGAAAGATCGGGACTGAAATTGTTGGGTTTGGAATTCCTAAGTTTGTCCCTTACAAGGGCGAATTCCCAACAGTTGAAATACCAAAATCGGGAGTCAAACCGACAAAGGAGAAAACAAAATGGACAAAGCAAAAGCCGTAGCAGCCTCATGGGCGCGTTCATTCATGGCAGCAGCCCTAGCCTTATACATGGCGGGCGTAACAGACCCTAAGACCCTTGCAATGGCAGGTGTGGCAGCAGTAGCACCCGTCATTTTGCGTTGGTTAAACCCGCAAGATAAAAATTTTGGCGTTACGGGGCAATGACACCAAACGAATGGGCGGCAGTCGGTGGTCTAGTCCTTTCAACGCTGGCTGCCGTCTATGCGGCAATGCGTTTTATTGTTAAATCAATTATGCGTGAACTTATGCCGAACGGTGGCAACTCACTTAAAGATCAGGTCAACAGAATTGAAAAAAGACTGGACTCATTAGTTGACAAATTGATCGGCGACACGCCGTAAGACACGCAAGGTTCTTGACGGCGCGTTGATCGTGCTTCACCCTATGTCTAGGTGGTAGTCCTTATCACCAAGAATCGGGAGAATTCAAAATGGTACTTGATCTATTAGACCCAGCAACATTGGGTCGTTTAAGCATGCTGGTGATTTTGCTAGTTATGGCAGCAGCAGTCGGATACGCAAAAGGCTTCAAAGACGGCAAGCGCGAAGGTTTGGCACGTCGTAAGGCAATTAGCCGCCACATTGCAAACAAGGCGGTGAAGTAATGGGGTTCTTAGACGGATACGAAGCAAGCCTCGAAAGATTGACCAGGTGGAATCGCACCTACCCAACAGGTCGCATTGAAACACGCATTGTTGAATTTAGTGCTGAGAAGGGCTACGTCTTAGTCGAAGCAAAAGCCTTTCGAAATGACACCGACATCAACCCAGCGGGCATTGATTACGCGTACGGATACCAGGGTGCTTATCAGCAAAACATGAAACGCTGGTTTTGCGAAGATACAGTCACGAGCGCAATTATGCGTGTGCAGCAATTGGTTATGGGTGGTGCTGAGAGAAGCACTAAAGAGATCATGGAGCAGGTAGAACGCACACCAGCCAAGATCGCTAACAAAGACACAACCGATTATTGGACGACCAAGTTTGGTGACGTGCCAAGTTACAAATCAGCTGCCGAAGCCGAGCAAGCAGGTATCCCGTCGTTTGGTTCAAGTGTTGACGAGATCGCCAAGCAATTAGGTGGCGAATTAGTTGCTGAAGCACCCCAGTGCAGTCATGGGCACATGATCTGGAAGCAATCACACGAAGGTGCGCCGAAGGCATGGGGCGGGTATTTCTGCACCGAACGCACAAAGGCAACACAATGCACGCCTCGGTGGTACGTCATGCGATCAACGGGAAAATGGGAACCGCAAGTATGAGCGAGTACATGGAGATAATCAACCCGCAAACCATGATTGGCAAACTGCTTAAAAACGGTGAAGTCGTCGAGGAATACAAAATGGAGCAATGCGACAAATGCTCAATACTGACACGCCTTGAC